TGACTGCAAGACCTTTAATTCAAGGCAGGTGTGTGGACAGCCAAGACCACAACTTCGCCACTGTCTCCATTTCTTTAAATTGCGGATGAGGAGAACAGCAAGTGTTCATCCGTCAAGATCTCTTTGAGATCAATTGTGTAAGCAGATTCACACTGCTCACTTGGCTTTGCCCCATCAGTGGAGTAGCAAGCCTTCATGCGCTCATCGTATGATGGCAACTTGGAAAAGTCAAAGTTGTCAGCATAATCCATCCGCGTCACAATGTCTCGCACTATGCTATGCCACCTCTCGCATTCATCCCGAGTGTAATTACACGCATACCGCCAGCAAATCTCCAAGGCCTCCAAATCAGCAATGGGCTCACTTTGGTTCCGATACAGCTTAACCAAAAGAATTTTGTTGAGGACCTCAGGCTCCAAAGGCGCCTTGTACACATCATACTCTCCATCATAAATGAACCGACGCTTCAAAAACGTCAAGTCTTTTGTGCTTTTTCCAGAGTAGGTGGTCAAATGCTTTTCAGCTGGTGTGTATTCTACACACGCTTCCCTGAAAATACCTGCAATGTTGTCAAAAGTGACCCGTTTGTCATTGGAACAAATGATGTTGTCATCACCATAAAAGATGGAAAACACTTCCCTGACGCACGACATCAGACAATCATACTCTGAAACTTCAACCTTGACCAGATGGTTGAGAGCGCAAAATCGACGAACAACCAAATTGTTGCTGGTTTGTGTGAGCTCCTCAAGGTCCATATAATCCTCACCCAATGGTGGTGGATTATGATCAATCGTTGACGGGCAATTTTTGACAATGTCCTCGTACTTCGCTTTGAGCTTGTCAAAGACCGCATACACCTTCTCCTTGCCGTGAAACAACATTAGGAGAACGTATGTGGTTGCCAAAAAGTTGTGTTCAGAGTTGACGTCCGTGGTCAATGGATCACCAGAAACCATGGAGTGCGTGCCCATGAATAAAGTTCCGAAGAAATCTATGAACGGTCCCAACATATCTGCCTTCATTGCCACCATAGCCCTAAACTCAGTGTAGGTGAAATAGCCAAAGATTAAGCAGATTGTGATCATGAAATCAAAGATCAAAGACATTGAGTGATAGCTGTAACCATTCTTGTCATAATGTTTGTAGTCGCCGTCCACTTTCTCGGAATACTTTTCGATCTCCCTTGCAAGCTTGTCCCAATCGAAAGACTCAGCATTCATCCCAACCGCACTACGAAATATGTCCTTGTTGGCCCTAATCAAAATGATGAAAGTTCCAAAGAGTTTTCGTGTAAGCAAAGTCTTGTCAATAGGGGATCCGAATATTGGTCGAGTCTTACCCTGTGCTCGTTTTTCTGCACGAATTGGCTCATCTTTCAGGGATGTTGAGTAAATGGACCCTAGGTTCTCACCCTCTTCCACTCTCCTCCACAACTCACGGTACCGAGACATGACATCTTCGTTGAACACGTAATACTTCCGATCCTTTGGGACCCCATCAGGAACATCCTCTGGGGCCATCTCCAAGGCCACATTCGCCTTAGGACCCTTAAATGGATACCCACTGGAGGTTTTCATGTTCACTTGTGGAAGTGCTTCGCCCTTACCGTTCACCATCTCAAATTCAGTGAGAGATTTGAAGTCGGTAATCTTGCCATTAGGGTACCTTAAAAGTAACTTCTCATAGACATCTCTCAACATCAGCAGATGGGCAACCCAGAGGACCTTTCGGTCATATGCAGCACACATAGGCTTGAAGCTCCGTATGATGTTCTGATAAATAATGTTCTTCCTCATCTCTGGTCCTACCTTGTCTGAAGTGATGCCATAAGTATCCTCCAAGTATTGTCCAAGTTTCCGGGCAATGCCAGTTGCATCGACTTTGGTTTTGTCACGGCCAGAAAAGATGGGTGATCCATCCTTGTACAGGCCAGCATACCTGCGGATGCGAGTACCATCCATCTTATATGGCTCAACCCAATTACTTGAACAACGCTCATGTATTGGTCCCAAAGAATGATCGCTTGCAATGTTGACTGACTGAGTTTTAAAAACACAGCCTGGCTCAACCTCAGGGCTAACACCCAGGGAATCTAAGCACGAGTCAACGTGACACATAAACTCATAAGAGAGCCTGATGGCAACGGACCTCTGTGGACCTAACATCGAAGGGGATAGCTTGGCAAAGTGAATACCAAGGATTCCGCTGTACCCCTTGTGAAGGAAACCAGAACCAACTGAAACGATGGGTGAGCCACAATAACCACCACCTTCATCCCATGTGCCGTAAAAAATTGGCATCACTCGCTGAGACAGCTGAGTGTTCAGCAAAGAACTCTGCCCAGCGTAATTGCCATACTTGGTGACCAAACCATCACTCACATACCAATCATCGTCTGCTCGACCAATGAAAGCCTTGACAGAGGATAGACTACGGTGTGAATCGTCATGGAAATATGTGTTCCGCGCAGTTCCTAAATAGTCTTTGCGGTAGTGGTGCATTGGAACTTTAAATGCGACCAAGTCATATTGGCGGTCTGAGCTGGCATCATATATGTCAGCTGCCAACAGTTTGAACGCCAAGGCCTCACCCGAATGCATCACAATGTGGACATCGAAATCAGCCCCCTTGAACCTATTGAACTGGTGCCCAACCGTTATCACACGATTCTCTCGGTAAATGAACCCGTTCAAAATGAACGCTTCAGTGCGATCATGGCCAATTGGCAGCACATGCATACGTAAAGTGGAACCAGACAAGTCTAGTTCATTGTTTCTCGTTGTCTTGATGGCGCCATTGGTCGAAAACACTTCATCAACTTTGGCAACGTTCGTCCAATGAGATTTGACATCAGCAGCATCACGGATGAGATTGTGTTCTTCGGTAGTTCCCTGAAGATCCATCGACTTGAAGAACAAGTACAAGTATCTAAGCGCAAGCAAGATGGCAACAACTAACAATATGTACTTGAGCCTAGATCTTACAGTTCTAGTGCTCCTGGACAGTATCGCCCTGGCCATATCACGCCTAGCCTGCAACTCATCTCCGATGCGTCTCCTGACTTTGGCCATTATGATCCTGTATGCAATGGCCCAAGAGTAGGAGAAAAGTTCGTAAGATAAGACGGTAAAGACCTCAACTATCATAGAAGCGTACGCCCTGATCAAGAACCAAACCAAATTCCATGTTGAGCGCACCAAAAGGTGCAACCTGTTGGAAAACGTCAGCTCACCATTGTGTTCCCAGTTAGGGTTGCCAAGGGCCACAGGGTCCTCATCCACATTACCCTCGAAGGGCTCTGGAATTGCGTTTGGGCGATCAGCTTGAAGAACGACACTTTCTTCCACAATGTCATCTTGGTCATTCACGCGACCCGAGTCATTTGCCTGGAACCTACGGCCGTCTGGGCCCTCTCGAATGCCAGCAATTGGGCAATCACAGTACTTCTTAGGCAGGTTACACATATCACACATTTCAAGGGTTTTGACTTGTGACAGTCTACTGACCTCTCTGTAGTGATGGTAGGTAATTGCCCGCCTATACCACTTTAGAAAGTCCTTCAGGGATTTAGTTTCAAAAACAAGCTCCTCAGGGATCTTTTGGTAATCAACTTCATTGTCATCACGAAAGATCTTGCTCATGACTTTGAATGTCCAAACCCTGTCTTCATTTTCTTCATTGACCAGCCTTGGATCAAGCCTTGCAGTCCCTTTCATGACAAACTCAGGATTGACTGACATCCGTACTACAAAATGGATCCTCCTCCAAGCTGCAACAGGATGGGAGAGAAAATGCCTCGCATTAAGATGCTCTGTGTTGGTGGTCAGTATCAGCGCTTTTGGTGCTACCAGCGTTTTACTTTTTGCCTCCAACTCTGCCATACTGGCAATGAAAGCAACAGAGTTTCCAACCCCAATTAATACGTTGAGACTATCACACTCGATTGTCTTATGAGGGTTCTCCTTGGCTATGTCGTCCATGAGGAAGGTCACAACATCTTGTGCCAACCCATCCATATGTTTGGTAGCTCCAGTGTATGTGTAAATCTTACTCTCTGGGTCTGCCTCAGGATTGAAAAGTGAACAATTGATACGATGCAAATAATTCACAAGACAGGATTTACCAATAGAACTGGGTCCTTGAAGTGTGATACCAAACGGCTGGATCCTCTGGGAATTCTTCATACCCATAACAATCAGCTCGTTGTACGCTTCGTGCAGAACTGTGTACATAATCTTCAAAGAAGTCACGTACTTCGGTGCCAAACTGGTTGCAGCCATATTCAACAATGGCTTATACTCTTCCCTCAGTTTGTCACCTTTCGTTATCAAACTGCTTAAGTCATGCCCATCGATAGTTCCATCAATGGATGTCTTCATCGCCTTAACTTGCTTCGTGAAAACATTAACGTCATCACTCCACTTAGCAATGGGATTGTCGTTAGAAAACAACGGATCCAATGACATACCAAGGACACACTCATACACAGCTTTTGACATATCGAAGAAAAGCTTGATCAAATCCCCAACATCCTTGAAGCTTCCCGTGACAGAATTCGATTGCTCAAGGATATTCTTCACGGACGTTACGTCAAATTTGGACAATGTCATGGCTGCAAAGGCTATGCTCGCAATTTTGACAAGGCCCACAACACGGGGATAATTGGCAATGTTCTTGAACCTGTTCATCCAATCAGGTCCAAACTGCAGAACCATTTGATCATCACTTGGTGGAGTTTGCTTTTTACCTCCAAGAACACACCCGTCGGGTTCAGAGTTGATGCTGCGCATAACTTCGCAGACCAACATACTAATGGCCTCATCTCCACTACGGGCAATCTCATTGAGGATGCTCATTATCTTGGACATATTGATGTTCCCCTGGCGCATTCTCTTAATGATAAAATTCGCAACGTGACCCGCAGCATCAAAGCTGGAGGCAGTCTTGAGCAAAGAAACGCACAGCATGACAATATCGATCATCAAGTTCATGGTCTTCTTATCCGTGCCCTTACGCTTGAGCATATCGTA